AAAATCAACGCTGCCTTATTTTGTAAGCAAATTGCAATCAAAACTTGACAGCGATTAATTATGTGATATAATGACAAGTAATAGTCAATATTGAGTAACGGCTCAATTTCGGCCATATTGATATGGCGGAAATTGGCACTATAATGATATGGTGCCGGAAGGTGTCTATATCTTGTTAGGTGGCTTCCGTCGCCAGTAAAGGAGCTAAAATGTCATACATACTAGATTTTGTAGACCGATTGGAGCAAGAGGCCAGAGACGCGCGAAATCAGTTGGAGTTGGCAAACGAGGTCGCCAACAAGTGGCGCGATGAATCTAATCGGTTTCGAGCTGCGTTGGAAAAAATAGCACGCACTACAGGCAGAAATGGACACACGGCGACCAACATTGTTAATTTTGCGCGGGAAACATTGCAATCAACCACGCCGCCTAACAACGGCTTGCACGCGACGGTTGACCCGTCGCACGTTGAACAATCACAATAACCCGCGCGTTATCGGCGGGCGTTGGGCGGATAGCCCGGAGGATAAAAATGTCACACCCAAACGGAAGAAATAAAATCTGCCCCGGCTGCGGTGAGAATTGCGACAGCTCAGCCGTTATCGATATTATCCACACTCAGGAAATATGCTACTGCGCAGCGTGGCCGTATGCTCATTTGGTAGGTACGCCGTGGCACAAGGCGTGTTTTGTGGCGGCATACCTCGCCCAGCAAGCCAATGAACGCGAATTGGCAAGCGGCGAAGTTAATCAAAATCAAAAATAGTACGCTTGCCAATTGGCGGCGTTAGGGGGATGGTATCTGGGGAGGCAACTTGCGAAGGTTGTCCACGCTAGACCACAGGCGTTAATGGATTCACGCTTAATACGCCCTCGTAAGGTGGCTGCAAAAACGAGCAACAGCTTTGCACCCGGTGGCAGCCGCCGGGAGTGGTTCGGGGTGATGGCAGGGGAAGCGTAGGCGTGCCCCTGGCCCGTATACCTGCGGCCTTATTGATTTTCCTTTTCTTTTCTGTTAAAATAAGGCCACTAAACATAATGTATTTTTTTAACCGGCGATAGGTGCGTCCTGTCGCCGCTTTTTTGTTGGAGCAAAATTTGAGCGCGTCAGCTATCGCAGATGCCCTGGTCACAATGTTTCAGGCGGCCAGCGCCTTTGGCCCGGCAGGGGCCGGTAAAGATTACAGCGTCATGGAAACCGGCAGCGGCTCGGCGGTGGTTATTAGCTGGCAGGGTATAGCCCATGCCCCGCAGACCTTTGGCGACCCGACGCTTAAAGAGAACATCTGGCAGTTTGCCCTGCAAGCCTACGTTAAGGATACCGGCAGCAATGTAAACCCGCGCACTTTAACCCTGGCCGATATTGTAATCAGTACCATCCAGAATGATGACACCTTGCTGGGTACTGTGGATCAGGTTATTGGCTTAACCGGGTCAAGAGCGCCGGGTGAGGCTTATTCTGTTGGTGGTAACACCTGGCTTGAGTCGAGGTTTGAACTAATCGCCAGAGAATTTGTAGAGTAGGGGGAGAGCTTGAAACAGTCAATACCCAAAGAACAACCCGAAGAATCAGAGATAGTTTTTATGGTGCTGCAACCCTTTCTGGACCCCTACACCGGGGCAACTTATCAGGAGTGGCAGCACGTTAAAGAATCAGACCTAAAACACGCAGGCTGGAAAGCCGCCGATTTTAAGGCGGCCACTACCACCTACTTATTAAAACAGGAGAGTTAGATGGCTAGAGTAACAGGTAAGAACACAACCCTTTTAGTTAAGGACAGCACCAGCGCGTCGCGTGTTCTCAGCGGGCGGGCTAACCAGGCCACGTTGTCTTTCGCCTCGGAAGCCGTGGACGCTACGGCTTTTGGCGAATCGTACAGGTTCAGGATTGCCGATGGTATCAAGGACTGGACGCTTTCAATCAGCGGTGTTTGGGACGGTGCGGCCAGCCAGGTTGACGAAATCCTTTACGGGATTCTGGCGGCATGTACCAGCGCCTGCTACGGGCCGGGCGGCTCTACAGCCGGGCTGGTCCAGTATAGCGGCTGCTGCATTTTGAACACCTACGAGGTAGCCGGGACGCTGGAAGGTGCTGTCACCTGGTCGGCAGAGTTTGCCGCCGCCGGCAGCTTAACACGGGCTACCTGGGCTTAAGATGCCTAAAGTCCAATGCCCGCACGATGAAAATGTATGGGTCACATATCCCGACGAATGGCTGATGAAGCATGTTGACCTGTTTTATCAGGGAGTAACACAAGCCCCCCTGGGGTCTGCGCCTTCAACAGAAGAAATTTACGGGGCTATTGCCCTGTGCAGCGAGATAGAGGGTATCGACACCAGCGACCTTCAAGACCGCCCCTTGCGCCTGTGGCCGGTTCTCAGGTGGATCGTTGAAGAAGTTTACGTAAGATCGTATCTGAAAGATGCCACCGTGCCAAAAAAGTAGTAACCTCGGCTGCGGACTACGCAGACGGGGTTATTGCTGCGCCACCCTATGAATTGTCATGGGCGTTTCGGTGCCGGAGCTGGGGCACGCTACCAAAAGCGGGTGGTATATTAGACCAGCCGCTTTTGTTGTTTAAGTCGATGGAAGCGGCCCACAATACCTATGAATCGTTTAAGGCGTATAACAGCGCCCCCAATATTGTGGAATTGCATCGAAACCATCCAAACCTTGTTGATTTTATTCTGAGTATAAACGAGTTGAGAGGCCGGCAGGATGCCTAATACAATTATTGTTGTTTTGCAGGGTGATGCCCAGCAGCTTATAAACTCCCTTAACAAGAGCGAGGCGGCGGTTAAGGGCTTTGAAGATAAAGCTGAAAGCGGGGCTAAAAAGACATCGCACCTTAGCGGAGAGATGGCCGCTTTGGGCCGCTCTTTAATCGCGCCTCTGGCTATTACTTCTGTAGCTTACGCCGTTAAGCAATGGGCCGACGAAAGTGAAGCCCTGGCCCGCACCTTTGGCACCCAGAAGAACTTGCTCACTAATTTACTGGGGTCAACTGGTGCCTATAACCAGGCAATGGCCGAGGCCGCCGCCGCGACCCAGGGGCTGGTTGATAAGGGCAGTTTGGCGCAAGGTACGTTCCTGCTGCTAAAAAGCAACCTGGCCGAAAACGCCGCCGAAGCCGGCGACCTGGCCTTAAAGGGGCAGGTCTTAAGCCAGACCTACGAGGCAAACGGGGCCAGCTTTGAGAAATTTCTGCGCCTGATGCAACAGGGTTCACCTATTCTTTTGGATAACTTTGCCCTTACGCTGGGCGAGGTTAACGCCCGCAAAGAACTGGTGACTCAGACAGAGGGGCTAACCGGCACCGAGGCCAAGCTGGTGGCCATTAAGCAATTGTTGAGCGAAGAAGGCCAGCGGGTTCTGGACGCGATGACAGCCGAGCAGCGCACCGCCCTGGAACTTGACGTGGCTATGAAGAACCTGCAATTAACCATCGGTGAGCAACTGGTACCGGCCTATAACGAATGGCGGCAGGTCCAGTACGATGTCACCAGTGGTGTGGGCGATGCCGTGCAAAATATCTCAGGCTACCTGGGCCTGCTGGGGATGCTAAGCAGCGAAACCGCCAAAAATTCAGAGGCTACAGTTACCTGGGCCGATAGTCTGGTGCGGGCCGTTTTCCCCTTCACGTCCCTGATTGTCCAGTCAGATGTGTTCGGTTCCAGCCTCGAAGGTCTGACCCGTTTTGTTATTGAAAACGCCGTAGGCTATGAAGCTCTGGCTGAGAAGATGGGCTACACGCTGACCCAGGAGCAAATGCTGGCCCAGGCTAACCAGGAGCTTTCCGATTCGGAGGCCGCCTATCAGACCGTCCTTTTGGAAACCATCAAAGCCCACAATGACAACGCTCTGGCTATGGGCAGCTTTGTTGACGAAGCCCAAAAGCTGCGCGATAAGGACCAGGCCAGCGCCTTTAAGTTTAATCAGGAACTTGTCAAGATTCACAACAAGGGGCAGGAAGATATACGCAAGGTCGAAGCAGACACCGCCAAAGAAAAAGACGACATCAATAAGGACTATGAAAAGCGCCGGCAGGACATCATTAAAAATGCCAATATGTTTGACTCCACATCGATTCAGCAGCGCCTTGACGCTTTGGAACTGGAGCGGGTAAGGGCTGTGGCTACTGTTGAGCAGGGCGGCAAAGACAGAATCGCGGCCCAGCAGGTGACCATTGACCATGAAAAGCAAATGGCCGAGCAAGCCAGGGCAGAAGAACAGCGGGCGCAGGAAAAACACATGCAAGACCTGCTGTTAAAAATGACCCTGCAACGGGCCGAGGCAGCGGGGGAGCTGGAACGCTTAACCGGCGTGGCCGGTATAACCGCCGAAGATGCCTTTGCGGCGGCCCAGGCCGGGATGCTAAATATCAGCGATGCCTTATCCCGCGAGGTTGGGGTAATGGGCAATGAGTTTAACGCCGGCTCTGAATTGCTGGCAAAAAACCAGGAAGCAAACTCAATTAAACTCAGGCAATCCATAGAGCAGGTGGCCAAAAGTGGGCAGGAAGCAACCGGCAAGTCATTTCTGCTAATCCAGCAGGATGCCGACAAAACCGACAAAAAGCTGGCCGATGTCTGGGACGTGGAAGAAATTGAAGCCTACCGGAAAGAATTTGGGCCGGCCACAGATTCTATTATCGGTAAGCTGGAAGCCTGGCGCAAGAAGGCGTATGAAGTTGAGCAGCAAATGAAAAGAATCCCCGCCCCCGGATCAAGCGGCGGCGGTGTTGGTATGGCTTCCGGCGGTTCGTTCATTGTCCCGCCCGGCTTCCCCAATGACAGCTTCCCCATGTATCTAACCAGCGGTGAGCAGGTTTCCGTTACCCCGTCCAGCCAGGTTAACAATTTTAATTTGAATGTGCAGTCTAGTATGCCAACGTCGTCCGTAGTTCAAGACTTTCAATCAATGATGGTGCTGGCCGGGTTGAACTAAAACGATCCAAAATCAAGCCCGTCTAAGCCGATTCCAGCCGATACACCCCCTACACTTCACAGGGGGTGTTTTTAATTTGTCACAGACGATTCTACGAGGTCGTTTTATGTCACTCCACGCCACATGCTAACGTTACCGCTGTTTAATTATTGCTCAAAAAATCTAACAATCCCCCCGGCTATCCGGTTCAGGGTTGGCCCCATTTGGTGCAGCGCCCGCTGCAAACCACGGGCCATGTACCTGTTAGGTTTTGTGCCGGGGTGGTTGACCATCTTAACAGGGTGAGCCGCCCCCGGCCAGTACAGCGCCTTTTTCTTTGAGGGATAGATAGGGTGCGATTTTGTACCCTCTTGAACCATAATGTCATAATCGGTGGGGTTGCTCACTTCGTAACGCAGGTGGCCGGTACGCCGAATCCGCAGCGCCTTTTTTAAGCGCCCGGTCTTAACCGGGGCTTCTTCTTCTACAGCTTTTATAACCTCGCGGTCTATAATCGAGAACTCTTTTTCAATCCGCTGCGGCCCCATTGCCCGGAACTTTTTTGTCAGGTTGTTAACCCCTTTAGTCTGGATTGTTATTTTCACTAAACGGCCTTTGTACCCGCTGCGTAAAACCAGTTCGTACTATCGGCCCAGACAAGGTACTCGGCACTACCCGCGCCGTTATCATTGACCAGGGCCACAAAGCCCGTGGGCAGGTTTGCGGGGCTGCCAAAAATACCGTCAAGCTCCGCATCTGTGGGGGGGCTGCTAACGTTGTTGGTTTTAAGCGGCAGGGTTATGCCCGGCTCGTCGGCGGCCAGCCTGTTTGTTTTAGCTATTGTCTCAAAGAGTTGTCTCATTCTTCAACCACCAGCGTTAGACTCATCCCCTCTACACCCTCCCTGTAGCTTAAACTTATCGGGCTAACAATAGCGTCGTAGGTGTTGCCAAACAAATCAACCTGAACCATATCACCGTGAAACCAGTGGCGCTCAAAAACGCTGCCAGGGATGTTTGCCACTTTTCCGGTTATCGTAATCCGGCGGCGCTTTTCGCGCAGCGTGGCGTTAGCTTCAAATTGAACGCTTGACGGGTTGCTCAGGTGCCGCGCGTCCTGCCAGTATTCTTTCGACCTGCCCCAGACAGTCGCCCCGATTCTCTGCGTGTCTGAGGCCGTCTTAACTACCCTGTTTTCCTCTTGCCCCTGCCCGCCGGTGTAGATGTAATATTCCGAATCGCTCCAATCTTCTTCATAGATCGCGTCCGTCAGACTGCCCTTGCTTTTGGAAAAGATAACCGGATTCACGCTGGTGCTGCCCCGGTTGGTGCCCCTTTGCCCGGCGTAGGTTCTCAATTCAAGTTTGCGGCTGGCGGCCAGCGGGTCAGGCAGAACAATGTCCCAATACAGGTTTTGCCCGGCCTCGGTTGCGGCGGCGGCAAAGCTGTTAAACACGCTGTCAAGTTTACGCCGGGAGAAGCCCATAGAGATACAGGCCGATAAAGCCGTGTCCTCGGCAATGGTAATGTAATCCGATTTGTTGCGGGCCAGATCGGTTACGCTGGCCCCGATGTTGTCATGGGCTACCTGTTTTATAAGGCTGTCGGCCAGCCCCTCTCTGTCAGCCTGTGACGCGCCGGCGGCGTAGGCCACAATAGGATAATGGGCAACGTAGGCCGCGCTGTAGCAGACAAGCTCTATATGCTCCGCCCCGGTTTCACTTAAGACCCGGCGCGGCTTCTGCAAGATAAAAGGTGTCTGGCCCAGCAGGGTGGGCGTGTCGCCGTCTACGCTGCGGTATATCTCTACCCAGGCGTCCTCGACAAGATAGCCCCAGTCAAAGTCCCTACCGTCTACGCTGGCGGGGAAAGTTACGTTTGCTGTGTGGGCCGTGTTCAGGCCCAGGTTCACCGAGACATTAGTTATCTGGGGCAGGTACAATTGCCGCTGGCCCGCGTCGTTGCCCAGCCAGGCGCTGTATTTTATCTGGACGCTTCTCTGGTTTGCCATTCTTAGCTCCCGCTTACAGCGTCAAGCGAATCGGCCAGTACGTCCCAGACCATAACCGCGCTGGCGGTTGCCCCGTTTATAAACAGGCTTATAACATTTTCACCCGGCTGTAAATTCCAGTTGCTATGGTCGGGAGCCGGTGATATTTTGCCGTCAATCTGCCCTCTGGTGTTGCTGGTCAATGTTTTGCGCAACCGGCGCAGGTCAAGCTCCGCTTCTTCGTTGCTACCCAGCACCAGGCCGGTAAAGTTCACAATTTCGCCCGTTGTAAAATTGGTTACGTTCAGGGCGCTGCCCGCCCCGGCTAATTTGATAATGGGCCAGGCGGCGGCTTTGCCTTTGTTGTTAACTGTTACAGCCAGACCAGGGGTAGCCATAACCCCGGCTGTTGAGAAGCCCAGCCCCAGCCCGTTTACATCCGAGATAAGGCCCAGCACCGAGGGGCTGCCAGGCAGGTCTACACTTACCCCGGCAAACGCCCCGCCGCTATACTGGCCTATGCTGCGGGTGCCGGCCAGCCCGTTCAAATCGGCAAACTGGCCGCCAACATACAAGACCCCATTGTAGAATTTAAGGGCGCGGATTGTCTCATTGCCGCTTAAGCCGGTGCTGACAGTTTGCCAGGTTGCCCCGTTAAAAACCCCCAGTCGTTCAGCCGTTGCGCCCTTAAGGGTGGTAAAGTCACCCCCGGCCCATAGATTCTGGGTAGCCGGGTCTACCGCCAGGGCGTAGACTGTGCCGTTTGTGCCGCCGCTGGCCGGGGTTGACCAATTTGTACCATCGTATTTTGCCACGTTTGAAGCGGCTACCCCTTCAACGCTGCTAAAGTTACCGCCCACGTAGAGATTGTTGTCTACATCCAGGGCCAGGGCGTGAACCGAGCCACTGCCAATGTCCCCGATGTTAACGCTGGCGGAGCCGGTGTATTTGAACAGAGACACCGCCGGATTATCAAAATTGCCCCCGATATAAACATTGTCGTTGCTATCCAGGGCCAGGGTTAAAACGCTGCCCGCAACGCTGATTGAATTGGCCTTAAGCGGCTGGTAATTTGTGCCGTCCCAGCGCCCGCCGTAGCTGGCGTTGGTGCTGCCTGCCAGGGTGGTAAAGTCGCCCCCTATCCAGACCCCGCTGCCCGCGCTGGAAGCCCCGGCGTAAACAGTGCCGTTTATGGCTCCGCTGCCGCCTACTATTGCCCAGGCTGAACCGTTCCAGGTCGCTAGTTTATCGGCTCCGGCAATTCCGCTGGCATTGGTAAACGCGCCGCCCACAAATAGGCCGGACGGTGATAATGTCAGTGACCGCACCGTGCCAGTTAGGGCGGCTGCACCGCCCACTGGATGAAATTTATTGTCGTTATCATCCCAGCGTATTAGATAGTCACCAGTGGCGCTACCACCGGCGTTTGTAAACTCACCCCCTACAAAAATGTCCGTAGCGCATGACGAAATAGCGTAAACCGGGCCTGGCACGTTTGAAGAAGCCCCTACTACTGTCCATGCTGTGGTTCTGATTGAAATATTGTCTGCCCCACCAATACCTGCTGCGTCAACAAACG